TATGAAAATTAAAGTTGAAGGCCATAGTTCACTTGTAAGAGATATAAGATCAAACGCTATTGTAAATACAAATAAAAATGAATATCAGATATATATGAATAGAATTAAATCACGTGAACAACAAGGCGATCAGATAAGAAATACTATAAAAGAGATAAATATTTTAAAGCAAGAGTTGTTTGAAATAAAAGAATTGTTAAAAGAGGTAATTAAAAAATAAACAATGGCATACACAGTCATAAACGCAGGAGATACACTAGAACAAGTAAGAGTTAAATTAAATAATTTGACTCAGGTTGACTTTGGTGATCCTTCTCTATTAGCCGGTGCCGGTATCGTAGCAACATCTATTGTTGGTGCTGTTGTAGAAGTTGCAAATACAACATTTGCTGCTTCAGGTTTTACAATAAGAGATTCAAGTTCTTCTACACAAATTGTAGGTAACGGTCAAACATTTGATATAAGAGGTACTTCAAATCAAATCAATGCTGTTGTAAGTTCACCAGATACATTGACTGTAAGTTTAACTAACAACGTTACTATACCAAATAATTTAACAGTAACAAATAATTTAACGGCCGTAGGTTCAGTTCACACAATAGGTACCGTAGAATTTGCTGGTAATACAATTCGTTCAACAGATTCAACACGATTATTAATAAATGATACATTAAGATGTAATGCTATTGCCACTGCTACAGGCCTGGGAGCTATGTCTGAAATTGCAGGTGTTCCTACTTTAGAGTCAAGATTAGACAGTAGTCTTTTTGTTTTTGATTGTACACCTATATTTAATTCTTCAATAATTTTTGAAGGTTCATCAGCCGATGCTTTTGAAACTACCATTACTGTTGTAAACCCTACAGCAGATAGAACAATAACAGTACCAAACATTACAGGTACATTAATTACAACAGGCGACACTGGTACAGTTTCAAATACAATGTTAACTGGTAGTATAACAGGTGGAAAATTATTAGACAGTGCAATAGTAGAAGCTAAAATAGCTGATGGAGCTGTTGCTGCTGCAAAATTAAAAAGCGTGGTTACATTATCAATATTAAATTCAACTGGAGGCATTTTAAAAACACTTTACGGTGCAGGTGCTTAGAAAATGTATAATATATTATGGCAGTAAGAACACCTTTATATTTTGTATCAGGTAATTTAAGAGAGATGGACGCCGGTATGATTACCGACCTTCAAAATCTTGCTATTTACCAATATTCTTTAAATCCTTCTCAACAATTATCAGTAACAGGTTCCGGTGGAAATTTAACTGCCATTAACGACACAAGACTACAAGCAGGTGCGGCTTTAACAAGTGTAACTGCTTTTCCTTCTGAAGCTACAACAGCTGAACCGAGTACTGTAACAGTAGCATATCAAAGAATTTTACAAACAGCTGCTACGATAACACCTGCCGTTGATACAGGAAAATTATTTCCATTATATTACAATTCAGCTGGTAATTTACAACATATGAACACAACAGATTTTATAGATACATTTATTGCACCAGCAATTACAACATTAACAAGTGGTTCTACTACAACATCACAAGGCGGTACATATTTTTTATCTACTTCTGAATCGGTGGCAGGTGCATCATTAGTATCTTCAACACCGGTATTTACAGATACAAGAGCTGATACGTCTTTATATTCAGCTGCAGGAATTCCAGAAGCATTAGACCAACCAACTACAATTACAAACTATTATTTACATATTGTAATCGGTGCTGTAGTTACTTTATCACAAGTTCCTTTATATGCAGATAGTAATAACAATGTAAAACAATTTTCTGAAGCAGAAATAACAACATTATTAACGGACTATATACGTAGAGAAGCTGCATCATCTATTTTAGGTAATAAAATAGAATATAATTTTGATGGTTCTGGTACGGCCAGAGGTTCTTCAGTGGCTAATACCATATTGATAGGCGGCCTAGGTAATTATCAAACACTACAAGTTGGTGCTGATGACTACAGAGCTCAAGAATTTCCAAATGGTTCGCCTAGCACGGCCAACACTTATATATTTAAGATAAATAAGGTATAGATTATGCCATACTTAGTAACTGCCACAATTCAAAAACCTAGTGTTGAAGTTAAATTATACGGAGAAAATAACGAAGCAGGTTTATTGGGCGATTTGTTTAAAAGAGAAAAACAAAAATATAAAGATGCAGGAGAATTACTATCTGAAAGGTCCGATAATACATCAGATGGTATGAAAAGCACTTATGCTGCTTTGTGGTCATCACAAGAGGCTTATGAAAGATATTTAAATAACACAGTATGTTTACAATATTGGTCAATGGCAGACAGGCATAATATAACAAACAATATAATAATTACAAAACGTAAAGCGGAGGTTTAACTATGGCAATTTTTAGTGGAAAAATTATAGAAGCATATTATACGGATCAACAAAAATCTACAATTGAAGTAATTTATAAAGAAGGCGAAAAAGCATTTAGTCATTATTTAAAACACGACAATTCACATCCAGATTTTCAAGATTTGATTAAAGAATATGATATAGAGGCATTGACAAGTTCAACAATCAAGAGATTAAATAACTATAGAAAACAATTAAAAGATACAATATCAGATTTTCAACAACAAGCGCTTGAAAAAGTAGAAACTGAATTAAAAGATGTAAGAAACCTTTTCTTTAATTCTATGATGAATTTTAATGCTGAAGATCAAAAACACTTAGAAATATTATATACATTTAAATTAAAAGCTTTTGATACTGATAAAATAAAAAACAGTGCTAATGAAGATTTAAAAACACAATTACGATCAGCTGTAACAATAAGCGAAGCTATAAAAATTTTTAATAGTTTCTAATATTTTATAATTTATATTATGATAGAAAACACTATACTGTGTGTTAAGTGGGGCACAAAATATGATGACTATGTTGAGAAATTAAAATCTCAAATAGAAAAAAATTGTTCTGTACCTTTTAACTTTTACTGTATAACAGATAATCCAACAAAAGAATACGATATATTATGTCCTAATTTTTGGGACAAATATTATACACCAAAACAGTTTTGGGCTTATAGAAAATTATATATTTTTAATGAAGATTTGTTTCCTATTAAAGGTAATAAATTTTTATATTTGGACTTAGATATATTAATACATCAAGATTTAAAATATTTTTTTGATTTAGAAATGAGTAGACCTTACATTGTGAAAGGTTATTGGAATGATATAGACAATTGTAAAAAAAATTATGGTAAAATTATGTCAACTCCTTTAAATTCATCAGTAGTACGTTGGAATAGAGGACAGTTAAAGCCGATATACGATCACGTTACAAAAAATTCAGAAGTTATATTTTTCACTTATAGAACAATAGATAATTATTATAATCACTTTTTTTATAATATGTGGGAAGAAAATGAAAGTTTTTTTAATGTATATCCTAAAGGTGATGTGTATTCTTGGTATAAAGGTAATATATTTCCTGAAGATATGAATTTAAAAAAATTAAGAACAGATCATAAAATTTGTTTATTTAATAATAGTGCTGACACTAAAAATAATGAACATATGTACGAGATTGATGAAATAAAACAATTATGGTAGACTATATTAAATATACACCTGATGTTGCTAATAATTGGAGTAGAGCTTGGTCTGAAACAGAAAAACAAAGACCTTGGGCCTATCAAAGATTATCGGACTCGTCTACAATATCACAGTTACAATCTAAATTATGGATTGCAAGTGAATTAGAAAAATTAAATTTACATTATAAAAAAGTTGCACTCATAGGAGGGTGGTTTGCACAATACATTACACCTTTGTTAATAGATAATTTAAATGTGGACATAGTACATAATTATGATATAGATAAAGACGCACAAATAATAAGTTATAAATTTAATAGAAGATATAAAGAACAAGGTAAATATCAAGCATTTACACGAAACGTTTTCATAAAACCATTTAATGAAAGTTATGATATGATAGTAAACACTTCTTGTGAACATATGTATCATATGAAAAAAATTAAAGAATTAAATCCAACTTTAAATAGTATATATGTTTTACAATCAACTAATGACAACTCTTATGAAGATCATATAAATTGTGTAGTTAATGTTAATGAATTGGCCGAACAAGGTAATATAAAGGAAATATATTTTTCAGGTTCAAAAGTATTAGATAATGGTATGACACGATTTATGGTTATAGGAAAATGAGTTATTTTGAAAATAGAAAAAGTATTAATTTAGATATAACGTTTAGATGTCCATTAGAATGTTCAAAGTGTTCTAGGCAATATTTTTATGCCAAACAAAATAAAGTTGTAGAAGGATTGGATATGTCTTATGATGCCTTTATAAAAATATTAAATCATTTTGATACTTTGAATTTTTGTGGTCAAATTTCCGACCCTGTAAATCATCCTAATTTTATAATTTTTTTAAATTTATGTAATGTTTTTAAAAAATCTTTATCTGTACACACGGCAAATTCTCATAAATCTTTAGAATGGTATAAAGAAGCCTTTGAAACAAATAAATGGGCAAATTGGCATTTTGGAATAAGTGGTTTACCGAAAGATAGTTATTTGTATAGAAAAAATCAAAATGGAGACAGATTGTTTGAAATAATGTTATTAGCAAAAAAAATATTATATAAAAAACCAATTTGGCAATATATTATTTTTTCTTATAATGAAAACGATATTGAAACAGCTAAACAGATTGCTAAAAAAGAAGGACTTATTTTAAGATTAATGTTATCTAATAGATTTGAACGTAAAAATGACTCATTAAAACCAAAAAATAAACAATTTTATGTTGAAAATTAAACCTCAATGTTTTTATAAACAAGAACTTGCTACTAATGCAAAAGGTTTTTTAATACCTTGTTGTTGGTGTGGGCCAGAGGGAGATGAAGATCCTAATTTTAAAAAATTAATAAAAGATAAATTTCATTTAGATAGAATTGAAAAAATAACAGACGTTATAAATTCTAATGAGTGGCAAGAATTTAAAAAAGATTTAGAAGAAAGTAATATAAAAAATTTACCAAAAAAATGCGTTCATCATTGTTCTGTAGATAATGATGAAGAAAGCATTATAAATGCCTTGGAACATATTTTTGATGGTGATAAAGTAAAAACGGAAATTAGATAGTATAAATACTATTATGTTAAACACGTTTAAAAAAGGTAATCAAGAGTGGTGGATAGGATTAGATGATAGTGGCGTAAGAGCAAATGAACAATATACTCATATTAAAGATCCTATTTTAAGAGTCGGTTACAAAATAAAAGAAGATGAATTAGTAGATAACAAAGATTTAATAGGTGCTATGCAATTTAGACACAATATTAAATTTTTTGACCAAGAAAAAATACCATCAAAAGAAACAATAGAGCAAATAATAAAAGAATCTCATTTATACGTACCTCATAAAAATAATTTAATTGCAATAAACATTAAAGTTTGGGGACCAGAATTTCATAAAGAAAAAGAAACACTTGTATTGTCTACCGTGTGTGGGCCTGCCAGAGACCACTATTTAAAGGGTGGTGGAAAATTTTATGGAAATTATAATGCTCTTAAAACTAGATATGATGAGTGGAGAGATTTAACTATAAAAGGCAATAATGAAAAAATGCAAAAATGGAGAAATGAATATGGTTTAAACTTTAATGAACAAGTTAGAGCTCCATACTTATTAGCCTTTACACAAAGACATAGAGAACCTACTGAAACTCAAAAAGAACGAGGTTATATGCCTTGGGTTTGGGAAAATAATGAAGGAGAAAATGCACAATGTAGATGGTTTCTACCTGCTGGTATGCAAGCGTATGGTATTACTCTATTATCTGCTTATAGAGGACTCTACGCCAGTTTTTGTAGATGTTTTACAATGAAACCTTTTCTTTATACAAAAATATTTGAAGATGTATTGGATAAAGATTATATTTCAGGCCATATATTTCTTTTAGGAATTGGATATAAAGATTATCGTGTGGCATATTATTGTGATAAAAACAAAGCTAGTGTAGATGAATATGTAAAGTGGCAGACTAAATAAATTGAATTATATTATAAATGAAAATATTTGCTGTTAGAATTGGCAACAAGTACGGGCCAGAATACGAAGATTATCTCAAAAGAAAATTACCAGAATACGATTTAAATTGGATACGAGAACCTATTAATTCTAAAATTCAATTACAGTGGAATAAAATGCACGTAATGAGTTTAGATTTGAATGAACCTATTTGTATCATTGATATTGACATACTATTAGTAAACGATTATAAAAAATTATTTGAATATCCTATTGAACGTGGTGAGTTTTTGGCTATGCCTGGCTGGTGGAGAGAAGATCAATCATATGTTATAAACGGTGGGTTTTTTAAGTATTATCCTAAAGACTGTAAATACATTTACGATAAGTTTATGTCTGACGTTGACCATTGGCAAAGTTTTTATATAAAGAATGGTACTACAACAGGACCAGTAAATGGCGAACAACACTTTGTAGAAGATAGTGTAAAAGAAAGATTAAAATTAAAAACTATACCTAACAGTTGGGTAACTAGATGGTGTTCTAATAGTAATGCAATAGCTGGCAAAGATTATGAACAGTGGCAGTTTAAAACAAGTTTAAAATATCAATCATTAACAAACAACAAATACATATACTTTGGTGGTGCTTTTCATCCTGATATAAAATTAGTACACTTTACTAATGCTGTAAATAAACCACACGAATGGCCAGATTACGTTAAATTTTAATTGTTTCGTAAGCTTCTTGCCAACTAGAAAATCTATTTTGTTTAAATCTTAGACTTGCAGCTACTCTTTTAAATTGTTTAGCTTCATAATGTATACTGTGAGGTATATCTGTTCTTGCTAAAATAGGTTTTGTGCCGTCTATTTCTGCCACTTCTAATAAATCTAACATATCTTTTTTATAATGCACACCATTTAAATAATAATATTCTGGTATTTTGTGTAAACTAATATCAGGATAAACTTTTTCCGGTATCTTGCTTTTCCACCAATGAAACTGTGATACCGCTGGATATAATTCTAAATTAATACCGTAATACCAGTCTTTCCATTTACCATCTTCATAGTAAATATCTGAGTGTATTAAAGAATCTTTTTCTTCTCTCTTTTTTCTACCACTTTGAAACATTACAAAAATATATGGTTCCATTTTTAAGTCGGAAAATACATCTAAAGCTTCTTCTGTTAGATACTGACTAGCATTCTGTAAAATTCTATAGCCACAAAAAATTCTAGGAGGCTTTTCGTCATATATTTTTTTATTTAATATATTGTTAAAATTTAAAAATCTAAAATTGTTCATCTTCTATAATTTTGTAATAAGTTGTGATTTGGTCTGCTGGGTCTATCATTTTAGGAGCTACATTATCTGGCATTTCATTTAATTCTTTCTTTAAATATTTAATCAAACTTTTAACTTCTGACCAATACTCATAATGGTACATTTGATAATAACTATTTAGTTGCTTTCTTAATGTGTAATCTTCATCTCTTAAATCTTCAAAACCTGACCTTTTAATTCTTTTTTTAACTTCTGGCCAATACTTACTGCATATATTAAACTTGCTTGTTGAATTACTTAGCTTACCTTTTCTTTTATTATTATGTAGTTCCCAAGAAAATGAATCATCTAAAAAAGATAACATCATTTCAGGTGTATATTGGAAAAAACCAGGCACAGCAGGCCTGTTTAATTTTATAGGATAACGATACCAAGTTGCTATCTTTTCTCTTTCAACAAGTACCCAATCCATATCAGAATAACCTAATTCAGCTGTATTCTTTCCACTTTCTCTTAATTTTTTTTGTATAGCAATATCTGTTCTTGCTGTATAACATTCACCTGAACCTAAAACAGGCAGACCATCAACTTTACTCATTAACCATTGTTGTGTTAATAATTGTGGACTTACGCATTTACTTATTTCTGCAATTTTTAAACAATCTTCTGAAAGCCAAAACTTTTTAATATCAAGCGTATGTATATTTAATTTTATATTTAATGAATCACATACTTTTTCGGCCCATCTTCTGTCGTATCTATTATAGGTTTCGTAATCTACAAAATGTGCATTAAAAGGAACTTTAATCTCATAAAAAGATCGTAACATTATTTCACTATCTAATCCACCTGAAAACAATATGTCAATAGGTAATCCTTGTCTTTTGTCGTATATAGCACTGGCCGCAAATTTACATTCTTCTCTCCAGTCTTTTAAGGGCCTTTCACACTGACCATATTGTACTGTCCAGTTATCATCTTCAGTAACTCTATCCACAAACCAATTTTTATTATAACCAAATTTAAAGTGATTATTTAAAGTATATTCAAACATATTATTTCTTTATTGATTTCAATTTATAATCTATTATATATACAGATATATTTTTATAATTTTTCCATAATACATACCAAATTTTTTTAGATATTGTTTTGCCTTCAAATTCATTAGTTACATCATAAGCATATGTCCAACCTAAATTTTTATATCTATTATCACTGTGAGATACTGCAACCCAATTTGTCATATTATCGTCACACCATTTATTTTCTGTAATATAGTCTGCTTTCATTTTCATCAGATATAACCATATACTTCTATTTCTATATTCTTTATTTGTCCAAGACCACAAATGATATATTTTATCGGTATTTTTTTTACTATCAAAAAACTTAATCATTGAACTTGTTCCTACTAATTTATTATTTTCGTAAGCACCAAAATGTTTGTGTTCACCTTTTGAAATGTCTTTATATAAAGTTTCATAATAATTTTTATCAACTATCATATTTTCTTCATCTTTTAAAGCTTCAAATATTTCACTAAAATTTTCTACAATTTTATATTCAATTTTATTACTCATCTAAATTACTGTATTGCATAGGTATAAAGTTATCTTTTAGATAACCTTTTTCTTTAAATATATTATGTAATAATTTAGGTTTTAATATTGCATATTTAATTGCTATTGAAGAATTAGAACCATATTCGCCTAACATATTGTTTTGATAGTTATACTTGCCTATTTCTCCTTTATTATACATACTGTCTATAAAAATATGGTATCTTCTAAAAGCTGAACTATTTTTAAACCATTCTTCTTCTCTTTTATTCCAACCTTTCACTTCAGTAACCCAATACCATTGAAAACAATTTTTACTTTCCGCAAATTTGACGGCATTATCTATACACTCGGCTAGTCCCATTAATTTTACATTATAAAGATTACTAATGTTTGGCCTTACAGTCATATTTGATATATAATGAATAGGATATTTTTTCCAAAAATTTTGAGTTAAAAATGACACAATACGTCCATTGTCATCAAATGAACCTAAGACTTGAACAAAACCTTGAACGTCTTCCAGATTTTTAAAATTTTCTGATAACTGTAGATAGTTTTTAATTCTATTTTTTAATGTTTGATCGTGTTGTGAGGGCCTTCTTTTTTTGACTTGACTCCACCTTGCGGTAATCAACTCATCAATTTGTTCAAAATCACCTAAATTTAATCGCCTAGTAATCATATAAATAAGTATATATTATTTATAATACTATGTCAAGCATATACTCAAAATTGATACAAATTCCTCACTTGAATTTGACACCTTATTTACCAAAGGTGCCATTGGAGGATATGTTAAAAGATTTAAACCAATTTAACGACACCGACTACTTCCCATATAAAACTGCCACAAAGAACAAACAATTCTTAGAATTTTTAGGTAAAAATTGGAAAGGTATGTGTTTAATTGACTCAACAGAAGATGGCCGACAACATAATGATTACTATACAAGTAAAGTAAATGCTGATGTATTAAAACATAATTTTAAAGATGATAAGGTGATTTTTCAACCTACAAATGTCGGTAAATTATGTCCTCATATGACTAAGTATTGTTATGATGTTGCAAAAAGACCTCAAAGAACAAGATTAAGTAGATTAGTTGTGAATGGCAACTTTCATTGGCATAGTCATAAAGTTTTAGCTGAAGCAGCAACAGCAGATAAGAGATTTACAAATAAAACAGGTAAGTATGAAAAAACATTAATCATACACATTGTTTTAAAAACAAATGATAAGTGTTGGATGGGAGTTTCAAATCAACATCCAATGGGAGGTCATCCTTTTGAAATATACAAACAACATTATGGTCTAGGCGAAGTATGGATTTTAAATGGCCATTATTATCATAATGTATTTAATAGTGGTACAACAACAAGAGAACATATTATGTTATATGCAAATATTGATGATGAAAAACTTAACCCTATTTTAGAAAAGGCCATTGATGAATATAATGGCCCTATAATTGCGGACGAAATTATACCTCAAAGAATAACAGGTTCATTTAATTTAAATCACGAAACTGGATTACCACTTGATAGAATTTAATTCGTTATTGTCAGCTGAATTAATCAATTTAGATTTTGATAAAGATTCTTTTATTAAAGAATATGATGAACACATTTTACCCAATAGTAATAACATACGTAACGGCCAACACGTATTATTTAAAACGGTAAATGCAAATTCAAATTGGGGTATGGTTGAACCACAAAAGTATTTAAAAGCAGATGTAAGAACAGAAACAGGAGCTGTCGTTGATAATGGTTATCCTAGTTGGAAAGGTACTTCACTAATTTACTTAGATACTACTGATGAAGAATTAAAAGAAAATAGTAAAAACGGTAGTGTATCTGTTCGCAATTACGTATTAGACAAACACGGAGAGTTTAAGTTTTTTCCACAATATGAAAATTTAAACATAACCAAATATATTAAAAGTTTACCTTTAAGTACTATTATAGGAATAAGATGTGTTAGTTTACAACCTGATACTTTTTCTATAATTCATAGGGACGATAGTAATTATTTGCCAGACAGCCAAAGAAGTTTAAAAGTACAACGTATGGTAAACAACTACTTATGGAAACAAGGATTTGTTCAAATTACAATTAACATAAGTGATGGCGAAGTGCCTTTATACTATAGTACTACAAGTGATTTGAGTGAGAAATTCAAAACTATTAATTATCCTGTTTATCTATTTAATGATTTTTTTTATCACGGAGTTCCCATTACAAAAAACAGGCGTCGCCAAATACGAATAACAGGACGTCCTACAAATGATTTAATGAAGCATATAAATAATTCTACATTAGTATATTATGAAAAAAACTGATTATTATAAAAAATTATTATTTTGTCCTTTAGATTTGCCTACACCACCAGATGTAGATTATAATAAGTTTAATGAATGGCATTTAGAACAATTAGAATATAATAAAAAACATAACAAGACAGCGGCCGTAGCTGATGGTAAACAAGAATATCCTTGGCAGGTAAGTTGGGCGTTATGGTGGAACACTTATGATAAACCAAATCCTTGGATATGTGATTTTGATAAAAAGTTTCCGGAGTTAGTAGAATATATAAAACAATATCCTTTTACACAAGCAAAAAGTATTAGTTTTCTAAATCAAAAGGAAAGTAGAGATGTATATTTACACACTGATCCTGATAAAAGGTGGGGTATGCGATTTTATTTGAAAAATGGTTTAGGAGAAAAACTATATTTTGTGAAAAGTTTAGAACAAAGAAAAGAACGTTTAAAAACTATGCACGAAGGCCAATATAATGATTTATGGGAAAATAGTCAAAAAGAAAAGTTATATGCCAAATTTCCTACTCAAAGATGTGCTTGGATGTTGAATAGTATGGATGCTTTTCACGGTGTTGAAAAGAATCCTAAACCAGCTGGTAATAGAATTAGTTGTGTATTGATAGGTGATTATGATTACGAAAAATTGTTTAAACTTTTTGATCGTAGTATTGAAAAATATAAAGAATATGCAATTTTCTACTAAATAATAATATGAAAAATATATTTCGTTCCAACACCGGTTATTTTATACCAATACAAATTACTTTAACTATTGTAATGATATTGGCAATTATACTTGGAGATTTTAGTTGGAAATGGTGGCTCGCTGGTATTATAAGTTATTTTATTACAGGTTGTTTAGGCATTACAGTTACGTTTCATAGATACTTAACACATCATAGTTTTAAAATGTCTAAATCATTAGAATATCTTTTTAGTTTTTTTGGTTCTATGGGAGGAACAGGTTCTACTATAGGCTGGGTGGCCGTTCATAGACATCATCATTCACATAGTGATACAATAGAAGATCCTCATAGCCCTAGACATCAAGGTTGGAAAGTTTTATTTCCTAATTACAATTTTACTTGGAATAAATGGGCCGTAAGAGATTTATTAGTAAATAAATTTCATCTATTCTTACACCAATATTACTTTTTAATACTTACAGTATGGGCATTAATTCTTACTACTCTATTTGGTATTGCAGGTTTTGTATTTCTATTTTCTATGCCTATAGTATGTCAAGTATGGTCTAGTGTATTAAGCAACTATGTAAACCACGCTCAATGGGTGCCTTTTGGTTATAGAAATTATAATCTAAAAGATGATTCAGTAAACAATGCTCTACTAGCTTTAATTACATTTGGAGAAGGCTGGCATAATAATCATCACGCTACACCAGGCCGTGCTTCATTTAAAAGAAGATGGTGGGAGTTTGATTTAACAGGTAGTATTATTAATCTAGTTAAAAAGTAATACGATATGTATTCTAATCTGGCTTTTTTACCTATTAAAGTAGATTTTTTTAATGATTTTAATATTATAGAAGATTTTCCTAATAAATTTCATTTTTGGAACTATAAACAATTACTAGACGAAAATAACAAATCAAATTATGATGTAAAATCTTGGCGTACAGATTTAAATACAGAATACGATTTCGTTAAAAAATTAGTAGAACAATTACCCTACGATAATTTATCTAGTGTAAGAATAACAAAACAATTACATCCGGTTTTAAAACATTTGGATATAACAACGCCTGATTGTCCTTTAAACATATACGAAGATTTTGTAAAAAATGAACCTTGTGGATATAGATTTGTTTTGTTAAACAAAAATACTTTTTTACAATTTTTTATTAAAGAACAATGGGTAACAGCTAATTTGCCTGAAAATACATATTGTTATTTAATGAATACAACTAAACTATTACATAGAGTTTTATCTTTTGATAATATCAGTGAAAGAATTACAATATATGTAAGAGGTAATGTTAATAAAGAAAAACATTTAAAAAATATAGAAAATAATTTAAAGCTTTACGAAAAGTACGCTTTATATATGTAAAAGTTTTAAATAAGGTTTATTTAATTTAGCAAAAACTCTTAATTGTATTCTTTGACTTTTAACTTCAGTAGTACAATGTAAACAAGCATCATCAAAATGCCAAGCTTTATGTTTACTTTCATCTATCATAAATTTTTTACCAGTTCTATAATCTTGTATCCAAAGATTTGCACCACCATCGGCTATATTTAATGTTATAGAACAAAAACCTTTATCATAAAACATTTTATTAGTTTGGGGGCCACTATCTTTATGTACAACACCAATACTAGGTGGTTCTTGTAATATACAACGTACAGTTAAAGGATATTCAATTGGTAATGATTCTATAATACTTTTAGTATAAGATATTTGTAAATCTTCACGCCAAGACCAAGGAGAAGTATATTTTATCCATAAGGGCAATCTATCGTTATTTTCAAATTTGCCTTCCCAAGATTCTTTTTGAGATTTTTCTTTTTCAGGTAAATAAGTCAAATTTAACATTTGAAAAGTATTATATTCTCCTTTAACTAATTTTCTTTCTCCGTTTTCTTGTACGTAATGATGTATATGTTTATTCTTTTCAAAAATAACTTCAGGAAAAATATCACCATTTGGGTCCCACCTACTATGGCCTTTATCATTGTAGTCTGTGGTAGCCACCATACTTTTTTCAAATACATTGTTTGATAATAATTCATCTTTGATTTTTTGTTGGTCAAAATCAAAATCAATACTAGCCCATACTGGTATCATTATATTCCTTTGGTAAATATTTTTCTTTAAATTCTTTCAAAGAACAACTTATTAACTTAACTGCTATTTTTTGTTTCGTGTTATTGATATTATATACGTTATCTAAAAAAATTAAATCATTATAAAAGTTAGAATTTTTATTACCTAATGTTACTGCTTTTTTGTCTTTCACTCTTTTTAAAAATTTAATTAACCATTCGTTATATAGGTTAAAGGTAAAAACAACTGCTTTAACATTTAATTTTTTAGCTTCTTCAAATTGTTTTGGTAATAAGTAATCGCCTTGCCACCATTTTTTTCTGTCATTAAGATTTGTCCAAGTACGAGAACCTAATATCATAATATCATCTGACCAAGGACTTATATAACAACCACTAGCCGCTATTGGTGTTTTATCTTTTAATAATACAAAAAATTTACCTTTATCAAATCTTTTTTTATTAACAATACTATACATTAGTGATGATTTATTATTTTGCCAATCTTTCCAATTAACATTTTTAGATGCTACACTATTATCTTTTTCGGAAAGTTTACACATTTCTTCTAAATTTTTTTTATAATCTTTCCAGTTTAAACTGTTTATAGACAATACTTCAATATTATTCATTGTATTTTTTTTCAATAATTCTATTAGCTACTTGTTCAAAACTTTCATTATCAATAGATATTTTAAATAACAATCTTTCACTATTGCCATTTATAACACTATGCGGTTGAGTAGTATCTAGTAAAGCATTTTTATAGAAATAATTTTTACTGTTTATTATTATAGCCGTGTTATTTTCACTTAATAAAAAATTTAAAGAACATTTTGTAGTATTATCTGTATGTGTGTTTATATAGGCATTAGGCTTAAGCCAATAAAATCTAGGTGTGCCTACAATTTCAAAATCTTTCATAATTTGTTCTATATAATTGCCTGAATATATGCTAACCTTCCAATCTGTAAAAACTTTATTTGGATAACGACCGTCTGTGTGAAATATAGATAATTTTTTAGCTTCTTCTGATTCTTTTAAAATCAAATCTTTTTTAAGTTCGTACTTTAAATGTAATAAAGGTTGCATAATTATCAATTTTTAAATAATATATAACTATTTATATCGTATAAATAATACTATTAAAGGAGTGAATATGGCGATTACAATTAATGGTAAAGAATATGATGAAAGTAAGTTCAGTGATAAATTGAAAAACTACATCATAGCAAGACAAGAAATACAAAACAATAAGACAAGATTGCTTATTGAAATTGAGAAAATAGACGTTTTAACTGAATACTATAACAATAGAATTATAGAAGAATTAGGTATAGAGGTTAAGGAAACTAAAGAAACAAAATAAATGGCAGCTGTAGCAAACCTATCAATAGACCAAGGCGCAACATTTACATCAGATATAACCGTAAAAGACATAAACGGAAACGTATTTGATTTGACTGGCTATACGGCCGTTGCAAAACTGGCCAAAGGTTATTCATCTACAAGAACAAGAACGACAATGTCCACTGCATTTGCTACAGATAGAACAACTGGTGTTTTGACTATTTCTTTAACGGCCAATCAAACAACCGCTCTGGACGCAGAAAGATACGTCTATGACGTTGAAATTACCTCTAGTACTGGTTCAGTTACAAGAGTTTTAGAAGGAATTATTACCGTTAGACCTGAAGTAAGTGTTTAAATTATTCTTTATTATAGATTAAAATTAATATAAATATAAGTAAAAAGAGAGATTTGAATGGCTAACATAACTGCTAGGATCAGTTCACCTACATCTGCTGGACCCCAAAAAGTATCTGTAACGATACCATCTGGTGCCACATTACAAAACAGCTCATTACAATTAAAATTATTAGGCGATGTAGATACGACAACTGAAGGATTAATTGACGGCTCTTTATTACAATATAGATCAAGCGATCAAAAGTTTGTTACAAGAACAAACATCATTACAACTACAGGAAATTTAACACTTAACGGTGGAGAATATTAATAAATGGCAACTATAATTAAAATTAAAACGTCCAGTGGCCTAGGTACGCCCGCTACAGCCAAAATCGGAGAGCTTTCATATTCATACGCTACAGGTGCTTATAACACATTAGGAGACAAACTCTTTATTGGTGTTGGGCCAGTTGACGGTAACGGAGATGCCTCATCACAGGTTGTAATTGGCGGTAAGTATTTTACAGCAGCTTTAGATCATCAACCAGGAGTTTTAACTGCTAGTTCAGCTATTATCGTTGATGCAAATAAAGCAGTAGATGAAATTATTGTAGGAAATAGTACAACAGTTGGCGGCGGAATTAAATTAAATGAAGGTACTAATAACGGTACTGATAATATTATAATTAAAGCTCCGAATACTTTAGCTGCAAGTTACACATTAACTTTACCACCAGATGATGGAACAATTGGCCAGTTTTTAAAGACAGACGGTTCTGGTGTTTTATCTTTTGCAACTGTTACTACAGATTTTACAATTGTCGGCGATACAGGCTCAGACAATTTTGTTACAGGAGAAACTTTAGACTTTGAAGGTAATTCACAAGTTGTAACTGCCGTTTCAAATAATAAAGTATCTTTTTCAATTGCTAATAGTTCAATTGGCACAACACAGTTAACAGATGCTGGTGTTACAAACGTAAAATTAGCAAATTCTACAATCACATTAGGAAGTTCAACATTAACTTTAGGTTCAACAACAACTGATATTGCAGGTATTACATCTTTAGTAGTAGATGACATTACAATTAATGGCCAAACAATCTCAACAACGGCTTCAAATAAAAATATTGAATTATCTCCTCACTCAACAGGAACAGTTACAGTTCCTTCAGGATATAAAGACAGAGCAGGATTTACAGATAACTCTTTAGCAAACAAAGCATACGTAGATTCAGTATCACAAGGTTTAGATGTTAAAAATTCTGTTGAAGCAGCTACAACTACAAATTTATCAGCAACGTATTCAAACGGCACCGCAGGCGTAGGCGCTACATTAACTTTTGGTTCTGCTGTTACAACTTTAGATGGATACACACTTGTTAATGGTGATAGAATTTTAGTTAAAGACCAAACAAATGCTTTTGAAAATGGTATCTATACAAGAACATCATCTACAGTTTTCACAAGAGCCATTGATGCCGATACTTCAAGCGATTTATCTGGCGGAGTATTTGTATTCGTAGAACAAGGTACAGCAAATGGTGATAACGGTTATGTATTTACACACAACGGTGCACCAACAATAGGCACAACAAATTTACCTGTTTCTCAATTTTCTGGTGCAGGACAAATTACAGCAGGTGCTGCTTTAACAAAATCAGGCAATCAATTAGACGTAGCTGTAGATAATAGTTCAATAGAAATTACTACTGATGCTTTAAATGTAAAAGCTTTAGGTATTACAAATGCTATGTTAGCAGGTTCTATTACAAGAAGCAAACTTGCAAATCCATTTATAAGATTAGCGGATGAATCTTCTACATTAGGACAAGTTTTCTTAGAAGATACTTTAGAATTTTTAGCAGGCGAAGGAATTAACACAACAGTATCACAAAATAGAATAACAATATCAGGAGAATTAGCAACTTCAGCAAACGCAGGTGTTGCCTTTTTCCCTACTGCAAACTTTTTAGTTACAAGTGGTTCAGTAGCAATAACAACAATAGACGGAGGAACATATTAATGGCATTTTTAGCTTGGCACATAATCGCAATACTTACAGTTATGGCCGGATCATTTTTGATTGGTTACAGTTTAGGCAAAAAAGAAGATAGAAGAAATTACAATTATATTGATAGATTAAAAGATATATTTAAAAAATAATTTATTATGCCAACTGTATTTAAACCAAAACGCTCAGAAGTAGCAGCCGCAATACCTACATCAGGTCAATTAGAAGCCGGCGAAATAGCAATAAATATAACTGACGGTAAATTTTATACTAAAACTACAGCTGGTGTAGTAAAAGAAGTTGGTGGTGCAGGTTCAGTTACACTTCAAGGAGCTACAAACAGTGGTAACACAACAACAAACGATATTGTATTAAACGGATCAAATTTAGTTTTTGAAGGTAGTATTGAAAACGCTTTTGAAACAATTTTAACAGTGGTTGAACCTACAGGCGATAGAACAATAACTTTGCCAAATCAAAACGGAACAGTGGCAATGGTTGATGATGCATTAGCCTTATCAATTGTTTTCGGAGGATAAATTAAAAAATGGCAAGTACATTTAAAAATGCAGGTATGACAGTTATCACTTCTGATAATGCAAGTGCTAATTTATACACTTGTCCATCTGCTACAACGGCCGTTATTCACGCATTATACATCTCAAATAAGAGTTCTACAAACGTGGCCAACGTAGATGTAAAAGTTACTACAGATGGTGGTACAACTTTTTATCATATAGGAAAATCTCTACAAATTCCTGTAGAAAATACTTTAGTAATGGACAAACCAATAAATTTAGAAGCTAACGATAAAATTAGATTGGTAGCAGCTGTCAATGATGATTCATCTTCACCTGATGTTGAAGCATATGCTAGTATATTGGAGATTACTTAATGGCTAAATTAGGATACGTAGTACCAGAAACTTCATCACAAACAACGGAAACGTTTCACGCTTTAAGACGTACAAGTGAAGGATTATTATACTACACAAAAATTAATAAAGATGAAAATGTTTCAATAGATTTTGAAGCTGGTAATCCTACAGATAAAAATGGTGGAAGACAATTACCAACAGATGAAAATTATGTAGTAGATACAATTAAACTTCAAGCTGGCGCAACAGAAATTTATACAGGTGATGGTGCAACAACAACAGTTACTCTATCAAATCCTGTATTAGATGGTTCAAGATTAGCGGTATTCATTGATGGTGGACTTCAACAATTAGATGCTACTTATTCTTATGCTACGCCTGTTGTTTCTTTTAAAGTTGCACCTAAAAGTGGTGCTCAGATTGCCATTGGTAAAATAGATAAAACAACACAAGCAAATCCATCAGATTTTTATTACCAATATGTCTTTGAAGATGGTGAAGCCACGTATTTTATAGACAGTGATGGTTATTTTGTAAAAAGAGAGAATTTTGTAAAATCTCTAACAAGTATAGCAAGTGATGATTTTAGTACTTTTGAGAGTACACAAGCAGTAAATTCAACAAGTTGGAGAAGCTAAAGTTAAAATGATTATAAATAGTAGAATAAAATAAGGTTCATCAATGGCAGATTTTAAACTAGGTAGAATTAAATTTAAATGGAGAGGTGACTGGTCAACCTCTACAGGTTTTCTTATTGATGACGTAGTAAAATACGGTGGTAATACTTACGTCTGTATTGTTAACCATACTTCTCAATCTACAAGTCCAGGATTTTATACAGATTTAACGGCTGCTAAATGGTCACTACAAGCTGAATCTCTTTTCTTTAAAGGCACATATGCTGCCTCTACACATTACAAATTAAATGACGTAGTAAAATATGGTGCTAGACAATACCGTTGTACAACTCAACACACATCAGCTGCGACTGTAGGTGGTGTAGCAATATTAAACGCAGCTAATTTTGAATTATATATTGATGCCACAGATTATAAAGGCACATATACTACAAGCACTTATTACAAAGTAAATGATGTAGTTAAATACGGTGGCAGTTTATATATTTGTACTACTGCTCATACTTCATCAGCAGGTGCTTCATCTTTTAATGAAAGTAATTTTAGTGCTTACACAGAAGGTTTACAATTTGAAGATTCTTGGAGTTCAGCAACTGCTTATCAAAAAGGCGATATAGTAACTTATGGTGGATATGCTTACGTTGCTTCTTTAGAAATTCCTTCTGGTTCAGCTGCACCTGTTGCTTCATCTCTTGATTGGGATTTAATTGTTCCAGGATTTAAAGCTCAAGGAGATTGGATTTCAGGTAATCAATACACATATAAAACAGGAGATACTGTTAAATTTGGTGGATATGCATACGTTTGCATAGTAGATACCTTTAATGATGGTTCTACTAATGTTACACCTATAAACACGTCTTTTTGGACAAAAGTAGTAGAAGGATTTACTTGGAAAGGAACATACAGTGCAATTACAACTTATTTTAAAGGCGATACTGTTGAATATAATTCCAGTTCTTATGTCGCAATCGCTCATACTATTTTAAACGTAACGCCAGGAACAGATGTAACAAAGTGGCAATTAATTGCCGCAGGTGATAGTAATGCAGTTGTTACAACACGTGGAGATATTTCATATAGAAATGCTTCCGCTCCTGCAAGATTACCAATTGGTGTTGTCGGTTCAGTTTTAACTTCAAATGGTTTAGAACCAGTTTGGTCTAACGCAGGAAGTAGAGGAAGTTTATTCGTTGCAAATAACGGAGATGACACAAATCCAGGAACTTCTTTATTACCATTTAAAACAATTGAGTACGCTTTATCACAAGCGTCAAAAGGTGACGTAGTTACAATTACAGGCATAACAGGCGGTACAGGTGGTATTTCAGGAACTTATTCAGTAACCGCTACAGGAGGAACTGGTACAGGATTTGCAGGACGAATTGTTGTTGACAGTTCAACAGTAACCGCAACTTTAACAATTACAAACGGCGGTAAAAATTATACTGCTGGTGATACTTTAACTATTTCTAATGCTCAATTAGGTGGCACACCTGCTACTAATATGACATTTACTGTTGAGTCGGTTTCAGTAGGAGATATTATAAATGTTGCTGGAGGAGTTTATAGAGAACAAATGCCTTTAGTAATTCCTGCCGGTGTTACTCTAAAAGGAGAAAGTTTAAGAACAACAGAATTAAGACCTGCTACAGGCAGTTCATCTACAATTGCTACAGTGACAAGAACATCAGGTGGAATTGGTGGAACACCAGGTACTTACCTTTATAAACACCAATCATCAACATCAGGTAGTGGACAAGGAGCTTGTATCACAGTTGTAAAAGATGGTTCATCCGTTCCTACAATTACAGTTGTACACGGCGGTTATAATTATGCAGTGTCCGACACTATCACAATTCTAGGATTTTCATTAGGTGGTGGTTCAGATTTAGTTTTAACGGTTACGGCTTTAGAAAACAATAATGCTGCTTATTGTTTCTTATGTAATGACACAAACAATATAAGATGGTTTACGTTTAGAGGATTTACAGGTATTGCAACACATACTGGTTTAGGTGCTGTTATTACATCTTTAGACCCAGAAGGAAACATTGCATCTCAATCACCTTATATACAAGATTGTACAGTAGTATCAAATAACGCTTGTGGTATTAAAATAGACGGATTTTTACACACATCAGCAACAAGTAATAAATCAATTCTAGCAAATGACTTTACACAAATTAACTCAGACGGTATAGGAGTTTGGGCATTAAACGGAGGCCGAGGTGAAATGGTTTCCGTGTTCACTTATTATTGTGATAAATCTTTTTATGCAACAGGCGGTGGATTTATACGAGGATTAAATTGTTCTTCTGCTTACGGAGAAGAAGCTCTAGTTGCTGAAGGAGAACTATCACAAAATACGTTAGCACCAATTTTTGAAACTCCTGTAAGAACAAGATCAAGAGGTAGAACAATTAAATATAATGCAACTACTTTTTCAGGTGGAAATACGCCAGCTTCTTTTGTAATAGGTCAAACTATAGTTGGTAATACTTCAGGTGCTACAGGTACAATTTTTAGAATAAATTTAACAGGAGAAAGATTACATTTAGATCCTGCTACAGGAGCCTTTACACAAGGTGAAACGATTACAGTTACAACAACAAGTGGCACATTTACAGTACAGATACCAAACACAGCTGCAGGTATTTCAGGCAACGGTGCAAAACAAGCAGGATTTTTCGTAGAAGTAGAATCAACTGACGGCACTTTAACTCCTTCAGGTGTAATTAAAATTGGAGATAACGTAAAGATAGGAAATAATCCTAATTACTTTATTGTAAACGGTGTTACAAATGAAGATGCTGCTACACAAACAGTTCAAGTTCGTTTAGTATCAGAAGTTTCAACACTAGACGCTTATCCAGATAATACAGCAGTTGTATTTTCACGTAAATATTCTGCATTAAGATTTACAGGACACGATTTTTTAGATATAGGTACAGGAGATTTTGTCACAACAAATTATCCAGGTACTCCTTCTCAACCGGCCGACCAAGCAGACGAAGTTGAGTTTAGTGACGGAGGCCGAGTTTATTGGACTTCTACAGACCAAGGTGGAGATTTTAGAGTTGGAGATTTATTCCGTATTCAACAGGCAACTGGTATTGCAACTTTAAATGCTGACGCTTTTGACCTTTCAGGATTAACAGAATTACAATTAGGAACTATTGGTGCTCAGTTAGGTGCCACAATTAACGAGTTTTCTACAGACCAAGAAATGTTAGGAGATTCTAATACGGCCGTTCCTACAGAAAATGCTGTAGTAGGTTATACACAAAGAGATAATATGGGCACTGGACATTTAGTGCCGCCTACAGGAACAACAGCTGAAAGACCAACAGGCGCAGAATTATTTACTGGAGGTATTAGATATAATTCTTCGTTAGTAACTTGGGAAGGTTATAATGGTACACAATGGACTGGATTGGGAGGTGGTAACCCTTGGCAATCAACATCATCAAGTATTACAATTGCTGCTAACGACAGATACTTTGTAAACACTTCAAGTGCTGCTGTAACAATTACTTTACCAGCTTCACCACAGGCAGGAGACCAGGTAAGTTTAATAGATTTAGCGGGTACTTTTGATACAAACAATTGTACTGTTGCAAGAAATGGTAATAAAATAATGGGATTAACAGAAAATTTAGTGTTATCTATAGAAGATGCTGGAATTACACTTGTATATTCAGGTGCAACATATGGATGGAAATTAGCAAATAATATTTAATATAAATAAAAGAGAGAATTAAACTATGGCAGATTTAAGAGATTTTACAGGAAAAAACCGAAAATTCACTGGTACTATTGGTGAAAAAATATCGCCAGGCACAACAGCTGAAAGAGATACTTCTTTTGGTGGCGGTACTTTAAGATTTAATTCATCTACAGCTTTAATGGAATATTACACAGGTACAGAATGGAAATCAATTGATGCTCCACCAACAATTACTTTTGTCACAGTTGATGGTGGTGCTGATACAACTTCTGGACAAGTTAATAACGAATCATCAGGAAATGTCACAATTCAGGTAAAAGGCAGTTTGTTTGATACAATCGGTGGAAACGTTACATTCATAGGAACAAGTGAAACTTTAACGCCGGCTACTCAAACAAGAAATAATAGTGGTTTATTTACTTGCGTACTTCCCGCTTCTTCTTTTGATGATGCGAATAGTCCTTATACAGTTAAAGTAACAAATGGTTCAGGTCTCTCGGCTGAGCTTATAGCTGGTATTTCTGCTGACCAATCTGCTCCTGCTTTTATAACTTCGGCCGGTTCATTAGGTACTATAGGTGATGCTGCTCGTTCTTCTTATACATTATCAAGTGCAGCTGCAACAGACGCCGACGGCGACACAATTACATATTCGATTTCATCCGGTTCTTTACCAGCAGGATTATCTTTAAACTCATCTACAGCTGCAATTACAGGTACAGCAACAGAAGTAGTTTCAAACACAACATCAACATTTACAGTTTCAGCTTCAACAGCAGCATCTACATCTACAAGACAATTCACTATTACAGTAAATGCTCCAGTAGTTACTTCATACACTTCAACAGGAGCTTTTACATTTACCGTACCATCAGGAATAACGGCCGTATCGGCACTTCTTGTTGCTGGTGGTGGAGGTGCTGCTTGGATAGGAGGCGGTGGTGGTGGCGGTGGTGTAGTTACACACACTTCATTTCCCGTAACTCCTGGCGGTACAGTTCCAGGCTCAGTGGGAACAGGAGGACCAGCTGCTCCTGGAGGTGGTTATGCTAGTCAAAGTCCTTGGGATGGAAGAGGTGGTGATACTACATTTGGTACATTAACAGCAAAAGGTGGAGGTTCAACATCAGGATGGATCTTTCAACCTAGTGGACCTACTTGGCCAAACAGTCCTGGTGGTTCAGGAGGTGGAGGCACAGGTTCTAATTTAGGAGGATTAGCCACACAACCTAGTACTTCAAATCCTGGAGCTACAAATTACGGTTTTCCAGGTGCTATGGGAGGTTGTAACCCCGGAGGAAATAATGGCACCACGGGTGCTGGACAACATTCAGGAGGCGGAGGCGGAGGAGCTGGAGCAGCAGGCGGCCATCCAACACAAAATGGTCCAGGAAACACGAGATCCAATCAACAAGCAGGTAGATTTGGAGGAAATGGCCTGACAAGCACAATTTCTGGCTCTTCATTAGTTTATGGAGGAGGTGGTGCTGGTTCATCACACGGTGGTGGATATAATATAGGACCTGTCCCAGGAGGAACTGGCGGGGGTGGTGCATCTAATTCTGGTACATCAGGTACACCTGGAACAAATAATAGGGGCGGCGGTGGAGGCGGCGGACATTATCCTGATAATAATGGTGGTAGTGGCGGCTCTGGTATAGTTATTATAAGGTATTAAAAAATATGGCAAAATCTTTTTCAATAGTTCGTCCTCGTAATAAGGTAACAAACGAATTGTCTATAAGTACACAAATAAACGTGTATGAATTTGATGCGTTGTTAGTAACTGTAGGATTTCCTACTAAGATAAGTTATAATGATAGTAATAGAGAGGAAATGATTAATATTATTGAAAAAACAATTGAGGAACATTATTTTTGGAAAGAAAAAGAAATGGTTGGTAAACATAGACTAACTGATGAGGAAAAACAAAAATTAAATACTGTCATAGGGTCATTTAATTTTTCCAATTGTATATAAATATAACGTTAAAAAGGTAAATTATGTCTAGTGAAAAAAACAAAGAATATCTTAAAAAAAAACAGAAAAATTTTAAATTAAAAGGTTCTGACGAAAATCTTTATAATTTTGATGATTTGTGTGACGAACATAAAAAAGTTGCAAATAATATTTTAGAAACATTTAATGAGGTTAACGGTGATAAATTATTATTTGAACAAACTATCAAAACACGATTTAAATTGTTAGGTGAAAAAAATATTAAAAAAGAAGATAATCCTTTTGTTCAAATTATTGAAAAAGAAGGAACGTACTGTGCATTACAAGGTTATGTTACTGAAGTTGAAAATGGTATGTTAGTAAAATATCCGATTGTAAGTTTTGTTGCTGATATAAGACAATACGAAAAAGTTTATAGAAAAATATTATTTGATGTAAAACAATTTTTTATAGATAATCCCGAGGCTTTAAAAATAAAAAATACCGATTAAATTTTTAATATAAGTATACGTGATAATATTATGAGTACTGACGAATATATAACTCTGCCAAATATAGGCATTTTAAAAACAAAAATACCTGACAATCTGTATTTAGATTTGTTAGATGAATGTTTGCATTGTGAAAATAATGAACGTAGAATTACGGGTTTAACTTCTTCTGGTGTACCAAATCATTACGTTTTAGAAAAAAATTTAAATCAATTCAAAGAATACATATCGTCTGTTACCTTACGGTACGAAAAACAGTCTGGATATTTAAAAACTATTAAACACTTAGATAGAGATTGTTATTTAACTATTGATACCCCTTGGATTAATTTACAAAAAAAAAATGAATTTTTACCTAATCATTTTCACGATGGTGTAATAAGTTATAGTTTGTGGATGAAAATTCCTTATGATGAGCAAGAAGAAATTAATTATAAAAAATTAAAAGATCATCAAAGTCTTTATTCCTTTGAGTTTACTTATGCAAACATTTTAGGTAATATATCAACAACGCCTATAAAGGCTACAAAAGAAATTGAAGGTTATTTAATAATGTTTCCTTCAAATTTAACTCATTGTGTGTATCCTTTTTATTCAAGTGATGGTACTAGAATTTCAATATCAGGAAATATAAAATTTTTAACAAAATGATGGTATGAAAACTATAAAAAATTTTTTAGATAATTCTATTTTTTTTGACTTGAAAAAACAATTAATGGGTCAGGATTTAGAATGGCACTATCACAATAGTCAAACACCTTTGGATACTGATGACGAATATTTTGACCATTGTTTTTATAACAAATATGAAATATCTTCACATAGATTTGATTTGATTAAACCTATTGTAGAAAAATTAAAATGTAAATCTTTAATTCAGGTTAGAGCTAATCTTTTAATAAAAAAAGAAAAAGCAAAGTTTTCAGAATTTCATACTGATTATAGTTATGAGTGTAATACTGCTATATTTTATATAAACAGTTGTAATGGATACACGGAATTTTTTGATGAAAAAAAATCAATAGTAAATTGCGAAGAAAATAAAATAGTTATTTTTAATTCTCAAATAAAACATAGAGCTGTATCTCAAACTGATACAAAACAAAGAATTGTTATTAATTTAAATTATTTTTAATATTATGAAACTTAAAAAAATTATGATTGTGGGTGGCGGCTCGGCTGGTTGGATGACTGCAGCTACTCTTATTAAACAATTTCCAAATTTAGATATAACCCTAATAGAGTCTCCTAATATTTCTACAGTAGGAGTAGGAGAAAGTACTATAGGTGGTATAAGACTTTGGACAAATTGGTTGGGTATAGACGATAAAGAATTTTTAAAATACACAGATGGTAGTTATAAATTAAGTATTAAATTTACCGATTTTTACAAAAAAGGAGAGGCCTTTCACTATCCTTTTGGGCGACCAGATATTACTGATTGTAGTTCTGGATTAAACGATTGGTGGTGGAAAAAATTTAATTATTCAGAAACTCCATATAGTGATTATGCAACTTCTTATTTTCCTCAAATGGCTTTAGTAAATGAAAACAAATGTTTTTATAATGAAAAAAATGAAATTCCTTTTTTATTTAAAAAAGATACAGCATTTCATTTTGATGCAACAAAATTTGCTTTATGGTTAAAAGACAAATATTGTTTGCCTAGAGGAGTAAAACATTTAAAAGAAGAAGTTAATACAGTTGAACTTGGTGAAGAAGGTATCGTGTCGGTAAATAATCATTTAAAAGCAGACTTGTTTGTTGATTGTACTGGATTTAAATCTTTGTTATTAGATAAAACTTTAAAAGAACCTTTTGAATCTTATGCAGATATGTTACCTAATAATTCTGCTTGGGCTACAAGAATAAATTATAAAAATAAAAAAGAAGAATTGGTTGGTTACACAAATTGTACAGCTATTCAAAACGGATGGGTTTGGAATATACCATTGTGGAGTAGAATAGGAACAGGTTATGTTTATTCTGACAAATTTGTTTCCGATGATGACGCATTAAAAGAATTTCAAAAACATTTAAAAACTGACGAATTGGAATTTAAAAAAATTAAAATGCGTGTAGGCATACATAAAAGATTGTGGGTTAAAAATGTTGTTGCTATAGGACTGGCAGCTGGTTTTATAGAACCACTTGAAAGTAACGGCCTATTTACAGTACACGAATTTTTATTAAAATTAATAAGAAATTTAAATAGAGATAATATTTCTCAATGGGATAGAGATAATTTTAATTATGATTGTAAAATAATGTTTAGAAACTTTGCTGAATTTGTTGCTTTACATTATGCACTATCTCATAGAGATGATACTGAATACTGGAAATCAAATTTAAATAAAGAGTGGTCAAAAGATTTGATTGATTTGAAAAAAACATTGGTTACAGGATTTGTACACGCTGCTTTATGTAGAACACACGATTTCCAATTTAATCCTAACGAAGGATTGCATTGTATATCTGCTGGTATGCATTGGGGTCCTACAGAAAAAACAACAATAGATTGGTTAAATAGTTATAGAGATTTGAATGATTTAAGAAATTTTGAAAAACAATGTATTGAAAAATTAAACGAAAAAAAAGAAATTTGGAAAAACGCTATAAAGGATAAACCTAGTTTACACGATTTTTTAAAAGAAAATATTTATAAAGATTAGTTTAAAAAAAGTGTTATAAATAATTATTATTATGATTACAACAAATAAATATTGGTGTTTTAATTCTCAGTTATCACCTGAAGTATGTGATGAAATAATTAAATTAGGAACATCTTCAATTGAAAAAAATAAAAAACTTGGAATTTCTTCTGTTGCTTATACTTTTGGTAATAAAGAAAAATCTGATGACAAAAAAGTTTCTCAAGGCGAACTTTCTATTCAACAATTAAAAAATACGCAAGATAAAAATAATATAGAAGATGTATATATAAGAGATAGTGAAGTATCCTGGTTAAATGATAAATGGTTATATGATACTATTTTACCTTATGTTAGAACAGCTAATAAAAATTCAGGTTGGAAATATGATATAGATTATTTTGAGAATTTTCAATTTACTGTTTATAATTCACCAGGAGGTTTTTATGGTTGGCACAATGATATGTCAACAGATCATCACGCTTCATACAAAAGATATATTTATGGAATAACTGAAGTTCCTTTAAGAAAAGATGGACACTTACCTTTTGGATATACAAAAGATAATAATTTAGTAGGCAAATTAAGAAAAATAAGTGTAACTATAAATTTAACAAATCCTTTAAGTTATGAAGGAGGAAATTTAAAATTTGATTTTGGAAATCATTTTGAAGGAGATAGATTTTATGAATGTGTTGAAAGTAGACAACAAGGTTCTATTATTGTTTTTCCTTCTTATTCATATCACTGTGTAACTCCTGTAACAAAAGGGACACGATATAGTTTAGTACTATGGTGTTCTGGAAAGCCTTTTAAATGACATCTATAGAATATTTTAAAGAAAACAAATATATAGTAATAAGAAATTTTATTCCTACTGACACTGTACCATTATATTATGAATATTGTAAAATGCAGGTTCAATCAATAGATTATAAAATAACAAATTTTAAAAATTCATATGATGAAAAATGGGATGGAAAATTTACAGACACTCAGGCTACAAATGTTTTTAGTAAATACGGCGACATTTTAATGGATTCAACTTTAAAATTGCTAACTTATAAAGCAGAGGAATACACTGGATTAAAATTACTACCTAATTATTCTTATTGGAGATTATATGAAAAAGGCAGTATATTAGAAAAACATAAAGATAGACCTAGTTGTGAAATTTCTGCAACCTTAAACTTAGGAGCAAATTTATCAAATATTGATACACAAATTTATCCTAACTATCAATGGCCAATATTTGTTTCAAGCAATGGTAAAGATATACCGATTCATTTAGAGCCAGGAGATGCTATGATTTATAGAGGATGCGAAATAGAACATTGGAGAGATGAATTTATAGGATTAAATAATGCTCAAGTGTTTTTTCATTGGAATGAAAAAAACGGACCATATTCTATAGAAAATGATGGAAGACCTTTACTGGGAATTCCTTCTGTCAGTTAATTATGTTAAATATTAAAGAATTAACTTTAGAAGAACATAAAAAAGCTGAAGAAGAACCTTTTGTGCAAACTCTTATGTCTGGCCAAATACCACCAGACCTTTATGCCACATATTTGTTTAATCTATTACAGTGTTATTCAACACTAGAGAAATATGCTTTTGAAAACGGCCTGTTTAGACAAACACCTGGCCTTGACAGAGCGCAAAAAATAGACCACGACTTTCGTTCACTATGGAATCAACCGAATAAACCACACATCACAGATAGCACTTTAAGATACGTTTATCACTTAGATACAATTAAAAGTGATGCTGAAAAATTATATGCACATATCTATGTAAGACATATGGGAGATTTATATGGAGGACAAATGATTAAAAGAAAAACACCTGGCCCTAATACATATCTTGTTTTTTTAAAACCTGAAGAAACAAAAAGAGTTGTAAGAGAATTAATAAATCAATATATGAACACGTATCAAGTAAACGTGGTCGCTGAAGCTAAATTATGTTTTGAATATGCTACAGAACTATTTAAGGAAATGAATGATTTGGGAAAATCTTATACAGTGCAAGAATAATATCATAGACATATTAGATTTAAATTGTGTAGAATACTTTGAGGAAGGTATGACACGATTTAATAAAGAAGGTTGGGTCAATCGTACTTGGAAAAATGACAACATAAGACGAGCACACGTTGACGTGGTTGATGCAAGAGATACTAAAGGTTTATGGATGATGCACGTTTGTTTATTTCCTGGCCTTACAAATGGTGGCCCAATATATGGATTTGATGTAATAGCAGGTAAGAATAAAGTAACAGGTGCATTCCACGATTTTTCACCATTACTTAAAAAAGAACACCCATTAACGAATTGGTTTATCAATGAAACAAAATGGTATAAACCGAGTAAAGAGAGAGAGTTACCAGATTGGGCAAAGGCCATCTTTAGTGGTGGTATGATTGCGGCTGGTAATATACAAACAGAAGAAGAATTGTTCCAAGTCACAACAATGGCCGAAAGTAATTTACATAACTACTTAGATAAAATTGTTAATTTCAAAAATGACTCAAAACAAGAAGATGTTATAAAGGCACAGAATTACTACTGTGAATATCAACAACAAAACCCACATACACCTAGAGTTATGTTATCTTTAGGTTTGAAAGAAGAAGATGTAATAGCTTTCAATAAAGACCATCTTTTTCCAAAGATAAATACTTAATATGAAATTAGATAAGAAATTGATAATACAATATGTTGCAGTTATTATAATATTTTTAATTGCTTTACTTTTAACTTCAATTGTAAAAGCAGATGAAAAGAAAATATCTGAATTAGAGAAAAGAATATCACAATTAGAATCAAACAAACTATCAATACCTAAAGGCCTTTTTATTGCAGGTGAAGTTGAAGCTTATTATGATGACCGTACTTACGATAGTGGTTTAGACTCAAGAGCTGAATTGCAAATAGGCATTACACATAAGTTTAATAATCATTATGTAAATTGGACTGGCGCTTCAATGTTATACGATACTTATTATTCACTTGATACTACTTTAAACAATACGGTACAAGAAAAACAAATGGGATTTGGTAATGACTATTACAGATTATATCTTGGTGAAACAGACGCACAACGTTTAGGTTTTGCTAAGACACCTAAAGTAGGTGCACCATTAATTATTACACAAACAAATTCAAGGTTAGACCATAGAGAGAAAACAGTTCTAGCGATTGGTGGTTTTAATTGGGACGATCAATTTGATTTTGATTCATATAGATTAAGAAATGATTTACCATTAGGTTTAGTTGTAGGTTGGGATAACGAGAGAGATGCTTTATATACAAGTGCAACAGTAGGACTCTTTGGTTATGCTGATTTATCTTATATGCAAATTAAAAATCCAAAAAGTTCAACAAGTGTTTCTAGCTTTAATGAAAGAACACAACAAGGTTGGTCATTGGGTGGCAGTTTATATCGTTGGGACATTCCTTTAATATGGGGTACAGAAGTTTGGGAAGATAAAGATACAGGTTTTGCTGACAAAAACAGATATGACTACGGTGTGTTATATAGTTTTAATGAAAAAATTTATGGTACTGTTCATAGAACAGAAAATGATGACCTAGGATTTACAGGTAACTATTACGGACTTGTTTACAATATACATACAGAAGATGATAAACACAAACGACCAGATAAAAGAGCTGGTTTAGAGTTTGGTTTGTATTACCACGATAAAGAACAAACTTCAGTGTTTACAGGTGTCTATAAAGATTATAACCCTCAATTATTAGCGACAATACGATATAAGTTCTAATCCTATTATTATAAATAGTAGAGATTATGGCAACTCCAGCAACACGAGAAACACTTAAACAATATGCTTTAAGAGCATTAGGTAAACCAGTTATAGAGATTAATGCTGATGACGACCAGTTAGAAGATAGACTGGACGAAGCCTTACAATTTTATGCTCAATATCACTATGATGGTATTAGACGAACATATCTAAAATATCAAGTAACAGAAACAGATAAAGCCAGATTACAAGCGTCTTTAGGTTCAACAGAAACGGCCACTAAAAATTCAGTTTCATCTACTTGGTATGAAGGAAGCAATTTTTTAGTAGTGCCTGAAACCGTTATTGGTGTAACTAATATATTTCCATTTTCAGATAAAGCTAGTATGAATATGTTTGACGTAAGATACCAATTACGTTTAAATGACCTTTATGATTTTGCTTCAACATCTATTATTAATTATGATATGGTGTTAAGACATTTAGATTTCTTAGATCAAATATTAGTAGGTATAAAACCTATACGATTTCAACAACACGATAATAGATTATATATTGATATGGATTGGGTACACGATTTAGAAGTTGGAGAATTTTTAATTATAGACTGTTATCGTAAATTAGATCCAACAACATACACAGACGTATTTAATGACCAATGGTTAAAAAGATACGTTACGGCATTATTTAAAAAACAATGGGGAGCTAATCTAAGTAAATTTGATGGAGTAACTATGATTGGCGGAGTTAAATTAAATGGTGAAAAAATTTATACTGATGCAATTACAGACGTTGAAAAATTAGAAAAAGAAATTAGAGATAGTTTTGAATTAGCACCAGCATTTTTAGTAGGTTAATACTATGCCAGTAAATCATTATTTTCAAGGCGGCCAAGGTATTGGCAATCAAGCTGAAAAAACACTTTACGAAGATTTAATTGTAGAGGGCCTACAGATATATGGCCACGATGTCTATTATTTACCAAGAACATTAGTCAATAGAGATTTAATATTAGGTGAAGATACATCTAGTAGATTTGACGATAGTTATTTAATTGAAATGTATTTTGAAACGTCTGAAGGATTTGCAGGTCAAAGAGAATTAATTAATAAGTTTGGATTAGAAATAAGAGAAGATACAACGTTTGTTATTGCAAAAAGAAGTTGGCAAAATCAAGTAGATAATCCAATGACACAGATTGTAGAAGGCCGTCCTAATGAAGGAGATATTATATATTTTCCTTTAATGAATAGTTTTTTTGAAATACAGTTTGTAGAAGATCAAGAGCCATTTTTTCAATTAGGTAATCTACCAGTTTATAAATTACGAGTAACACGTTGGGAATACAGTTCAGAAGAATTAAATACAGGCATTACAGAAATAGATGCTAAAGAAACTGATTACTCTTTAAATCTACTAAACAATAGATTTACTTTAGAGAATGAAACCGGTTCTTTACAATTAGAACAAGACCAGTCATCTGGTCAAGCTAACTTCTTCTTAAATGAAGAATCAACAACTACGACAACGGTGGCCACTCAATCTACCTATGCACAAAATTTAGATTTAGATACAGAAGCTGGTTTTGATACACAGTCTGTAACTGATGATATATTAGACTTTACAGAAAGAAACCCATTTGGAGAAATTGATTAATGTTTGGTAATTTTTTTTACAACGAAGGAATGAGAAAGATAATAATTGCATTTGGTCAATTATTTAATAACATTGTTATTCAATCAACTTCAAGCACAGGTGCTGTAACTAAAAGATTAAAAGTACCTTTAGCCTATGCACCAAAAGAAAAGTTTTTAGTTAGACTTGACCAAAAACCAGATTTAGATGATCGTAGTTTTGCGATTACATTACCTAGATTAGGATTTGAAATTTCAGGTTTAGCATATGACGCTACAAGAAAATTAACAAGAGTTCAAAAATTTAAACAAGTTAAAACAGGTGAATCTGGTAAAGTTCTTAATTTTAATTATGTACCTGTGCCTTATAATATAAGTTTAAATTTATATGCATTTACTGCCACTGCTGAAAATGGTTTACAAATAGTAGAACAAATACTTCCTTTCTTTCAACCTGATTATACTGTAACTGTAAATGTTGTACCCGCTTTAAATATTAAAAGAGATATACCTATAATTTTAAATAGTCTGTCATATGAAGATAGTTATTCAGGTGATTTTACGACTCGTAGGGCCGTTATATATACCTTAAACTTTACTGCCAAAACATATTTGTTTGGGCCTATGTCCAATCAAGGTGTTATTAAAACTGTACAGTCAGATATTTACACTGATACAAATACAACAACGGCAAAAAGAGAAGAAAGAATTGTGGTAGTGCCAGACCCTACTACGGCTGATGCAGATGATGATTTTGGATTTACAACAACAATTACTTCTTTTACCGACAGTAAGAAGTATAACCCCGTGACCGATACTGATAGTTAGTATAAATATATAAGTTATTATGTTTTATAAAATAGTTGATAATTTTTTACCAAAAAATGAATTTAAAATAATTCAAGATTTATTTTATTCTCAAAATTTTCCTTGGTATTACAATAAAGGAGTTTCTTACACGAATATTTCACCAGATGGCATTTATTTTACTCATTTATTTTATTTTTTTGAAAAAGATAATTTAAATGTCAGCAATCATTACAATCATATTTTACCAATTATTAGTAGATTAGATGTTAAGTCTATTTTACGAATTAAAGGTAATCTTTATTCAAAAACAAATACAATTTTTGAACACGGCGCACATACAGATTTTGATTTTAACCATAAAGGATTTTTATATTATGTTAATACTAACAATGGTTTTACTAAACTAAGTAATGGTATTAAAGTAGAATCTGTTGAAAATAGAGGTTTATTTTTTGATCCATCATTAATTCATAATAGTAGTACTTGTAGTGATAGTGATAGTAGAATTAATATAAATTTTAATTATTTATAAAATTAAATAAAATATGACAAAACTAGAAGATAAAGTAAACGAGATACTTGGCATAGAACCTGATAATAAACCTACTTTAGAGTCTTTAATAAAGGTAGGAAATCCTTCTGTTCCTAGAATAGAAGATACAAACAAATCTGATGTAGATAACGATTACAAATATAGTAGAGATAATTATTATGACCTTATACAAAAGGGTCAAGAAGCAATTGAAGGTATATTAGAAATTGCAAAAGAAGGACAACATCCAAGAGCATATGAAGTAGCAGGCCAATTAATTACTAACGTTGCACAAACAGTAGATAAGTTACAAGACTTACAAAAAAAATTAAAAGATTTAAAAGACTTACCTAAAACTGCAAATCAAAATATTAAAAATGCTTTGTTTGTAGGTTCTACGGCTGAATTACAAAAAATGTTGAAAAGAGAAAATGAAAATATTAAAAGCACAATCATTAAATCCGAAGAAACAGATATTTCAGATAAGTGATTTAACTTATATAACACGTATAACTCCTTTAAAAGAGTTATTGAATGGTGAAGATATGATAGAACCTATTGAGATAATGAAACACGAACAATCTGAAAATTTAAGATTAGGTGCGAATGGTGTTAACTTTGTTGAAAAGAAATATAGTGTATGGAGAGGCAATCAAAGAATACAGGCTGCATTACAATTAGGTTATACACATATAGAAGGAATTATAATTAATGAGTGAAGTTTATCTCGGTAATCCAAATTTAAAAAAAGTAAACGTACCTGTAGAGTTTACACAAGAACAAATTTTAGAATTTGAAAAGTGTTCTAAAGACCCTTTATACTTTATACAAAACTATGTAAAGATAGTTTCTCTTGATTTAGGTTTAGTACCTTTCAAAATGTATAACTTTCAAAAAGAAATGGTTGGCACTATGCATAACAACCGTTTTACTATATGTAAATTACCAAGACAGTCAGGTAAATCAACAACAATTGTATCTTATCTATTACATTATGTTCTGTTTAATCCAAATACTAACGTTGCCATACTTGCAAACAAATCATCTACAGCAAGAGATATATTAGGCCGTTTACAATTGGCCTATGAGAATATACCAAAGTTTTTACAACAAGGTGTATTAAACTGGAACAAAGGTAATATAGAATTAGAGAACGGCAGTAAAGTCGTGGCCGCTGCAACTTCTTCAAGTGCAATCCGAGGAGGTTCTTATAACATAATCTTCTTAGACGAGTTTGCTTTCGTACCAGCCACTATTGCAGAACAATTTTTTAGTTCGGTGTTTCCTACAATTTCTTCTGGTAAAAGTACAAAGATGATTATTGTTTCTACACCTCACGGTATGAATATGTACTATAAGTTATGGACAGATGCCGTTAATAAGCAAAACGATTATATACCTATTGATGTACATTGGTCAGAAGTTCCAGGCCGAGATGAAAAATGGAAACAAGAAACAATACGAAATACAAGTCCTGAACAATTCCAACAGGAGTTTGAATGTGAATTTTTAGGTTCAATAGATACACTTATTAGTCCTACAAAAATTAAATCTACACCTTATATTAAACCTTTACAGTCACAAGGTGGTTTAGATATATTTGAAAGGCCTGATAAAAATAAAATATACGTTTGTACTGTTGACGTGTCAAGAGGTCTTGCAAAAGATTATTCGGCCTTTATTATATTTGACGTAACCAAAATGCCTTATCGTGTTGTGGCCAAATACCGTAACAATGAAATTAAACCTTTAGTTTTTCCAAATGTAATCGAACAAACTATAAAAGGATATAATCACGCTCATACATTGATTGAAGTAAACGATATAGGTGGCCAAATATCAGATGCATTACAATTTGATTTAGAGTATGACAATCTATTAATGACTACACAAAGAGGTAGAGCTGGCCAGGTATTAGGTACGGCCTTTAGTGGTAGAGGCAGTCAATTAGGTATTCGTATGACTAAACAAATTAAAAAGATAGGTTGTTCTAATTTAAAAACTATTATTGAAGCAGATAAAATAGTTATAAATGACTTTAATATTATAGAAGAAATGTCTACCTTTTCACGTCAACACAATTCTTGGAAAGCTGAAGAAGGTTGTAATGATGATTTAATGACTTGTCTTATTATATTTGGCTGGTTATCTAATCAACCATACTTTAAAGAGTTAAGTAATTCTGATGTACGTTCTAAACTATATGAAGATCAGGCCAATATAATAGAACAAGATATGGCGCCTTTTGGCTTTATAGATGATGGTACACCAGAAGAAGATAAACCTTTTAAAGACGAATATGGAGAAGTGTGGCATCCTGTTACAAGGAGAGGTGAAAATTAGTACAAAATACGCATTTTATAAATAGATGTATATGAAATTTTGACTATGGGCGTATGAATAATACGACAGTTGGACTATATGAAACAATTAGCTAATTTATAAAAAGGAGAAAACCAAATGGCATTTCAAGTATCACCAGGTGTTCTCGTACAGGAAAGAGACCTAACAAGAATTATTCCAGCAGTATCAACGTCAGTTGGTGCTTTTGCAGGAGAGTTTAGAAAAGGTCCTTTAGATGAAA